CAGATTGCAGATGCAATGCAATTCGATATGGAATATGATAATCTTGTTATGACTACACAACATGGTCGAAATGGGCAAATGGCAGGAGGAGGTTTCTCTGGTAAAAAAGCACAATTAGGTGTAAGAACAACTAAAGCACTTAAAAAGGTAGGATGTTCTAACCTGAAAACTCTTATGGAAGATGATAAGTTGTTGGTATGTGATTTTGATACTATTGCAGAGTTATCTTCTTTTGTTGTAAAAGGACAATCATACGAAGGTTCAGATGGAAATACTGATGACCTAGTGATGTGTTTAGTACTCTTTGCATGGTTGACAGACCAAACCTACTTTAAAGAATTAACAAATATGGATATTCGTAAAAAATTGTGGGATGAGAAACAAAACTTAGTAGATCAAGATATGGCCCCATTTGGTTTTGTTTTGAATGGTGTTAATGATGAACATGGTGAAAAGATTGGAGAAAATATAGATGAATATGGTTCAGTCTGGAATCCAGTAGTATCTTCCAATAGAGAGTATCTAGAGGATTGGTGATAACTGAATATCATTTTTTAATTTAGACTCACAATTCAAACATACAATCTGATTCTTTTGTATCCGTTCCAAAATCGGTAATCGAAGTCTTTCTCTGAGTCCTTTCTGTCTTGAAATGATTCGGATCTCTTTGTTGTCAGGGTAGAATGCCAACGTACACGTTTCTGTTTCCCCACAGTATATACACGATTTATCTGCAAGTAATTCGTTAATCCATATATCACGTTTCCTACGAGCCTTTCTAACTCCTTCTTTGATTGTTTCCTTGTATTTATTGTAATGTTTCATAAAAATATTTATAACTCAAAAATGTTATAAATACCCTCTCTGAAAAACCCTAAAAGTATAAATACTTTCAATAACATTTCTATTAAGGAGATTGGAATGGCGTTTCAAGTTTCACCTGGCGTACAGGTAACAGAAAAAGACTTAACAAACGTAGTTCCAGCTGTTGCAACATCGATTGCTGGTATAGTTATGGCTGCACAAAAGGGGCCAACTGATACTGTAACTGCAATCGCATCCGAAGAAGAATTGGTTCAAATTTTTGGTGAACCACAGTCTACATCTAATCATTATGAAGATTGGATGGCAGGAGCTGCTTTTCTAGGATACGGCAATGCATTGAGGGTCGTAAGACCAGCAAGTGGAGCTGTGAATGCTGTGGCCACTGGTACTGCAATTTTGATTAAGAACACAGATCACTACAGAGATGGTGATGGTAGTACGGGGCCCTACGATGGTGGGGAAGCTTCCGTAGGACAATGGGCAGTAAGAACTGCCGGTGCTTGGGGTAATAGTATAAAAGTTGCTATGTGTCCAAGTGCATCAGAATTTGAGGAAACATTTGCAGGGGGTGAAAATACTTTAGGTGTTGTAGAAACTGCACTTGCCGTTGGTGACACAACTGTTGATATTGATAACAATAGTAATGGTGGTACTGGTGGTGCAAAATTCAATGTCGGTGATATTATTCACTTTCATGAAGCAGATGGTTCTGAGTATAAAGTAACAGCAATTAGTACTGATACATTAACTTTTGAAAGATTTGGTACTGCAAATAAAGCGGGTGGTGTAAGATCCATTATTGCAGATGCAACTAATGTTCGTAGGAGATGGGAATATTACGATCAATTCTCTGCAGCTCCTGGCACATCAACATTTGTCAATGACAGATCTGGTGTTTCCACAGCTGATGAGATGCACATCATAATTATAGATGAAGATGGTGATATTACTGGAACTCCCGGCGAGATTTTAGAAAAATTCGAAGCAGTATCTAAAGTTTCAGATTCAAGAACAGCAGAAGGTGCAACTAATTATTATGCAGATGTACTTTACAATAGTTCATCTTACATATATTGGATGGATCATCCTTCTGGTGGTGCGGGAACTGGTTATGGTAATACTGTATCTGCACAAGGTACAACATTGTATTCTGCATCAGCTGAAGTAATTACTTCAATTTCAATGGCTGGTGGTACAGATGATTATGCACTAACAGAAGGAGAAATAAAGGATGGAATTGACCGATTCAAAGATACCGAAACAGTTGATTTAAACCTTTTCATTTGTGGTAAAGCATCCGCAACTAAAGCAGGAAATGCTTTAGATATGTGTACTGATAGAAAGGATGCAGTTGCATTCGTTTCACCAGAACTTTCAGATGTTGTTAATGTTGCAAATGAAGTAACACAAACATCAAATGTCAAAGCATTCTTTGACGGATTAACATCAACATCCTATGGTATGTTCGATAGTGGTTACAAATACACATACGATAAGTACAATGACACTTATCGGTATATTCCATTAAACGGAGATATGGCAGGATTATGTGCAAGGACAGACCTTGTTGCAGATGCATGGTTCTCACCTGGCGGATTCAATCGTGGACAAATAAGAGGAGTTGTAAAACTTGCTTATAACCCACAGAAAGCTAACAGAGACATCCTGTATCGTGCAAGGATAAATCCAATATGTTCATTTCCAGGGCAGGGTACAGTTCTGTTTGGAGATAAAACTGCACAATCAAAACCAAGTGCGTTTGATCGTATCAACGTAAGGCGATTGTTCATAACAATAGAAAAAGCAATTTCAACAGCTTCTAAATTTCAGTTATTTGAATTCAACGATGAATTTACAAGAGCTGGATTTAGGAATATGGTTGAACCTTTCTTGCGAGATGTACAAGGTCGTAGAGGTATCACAGACTTTTTAGTTGTATGTGATGAGTCAAACAACCCAGGCAGTGTTGTTGATCGTAACGAGTTTGTCGCAGACATTTTTGTTAAACCTGCTAGGTCTATTAACTTTATTTCATTAAACTTCATCGCCACGAAAACTGGTGTTGCGTTTAGTGAAGTAGTTGGGGCATAGGGGGAAACATGGCAAACATAAACGATTTTAAAGCAACATTAAAAGGTGGTGGTGCAAGAGCTAATCAGTTCTCAGTAACTATGCCTTTCCCAGGCTTTGCAGCTGTAGGTGGAGAGTCAAGAACTATGTCATACTTGTGTAAAGCAACTAATTTGCCCGGCATGACATTGGGTGAGGTTGCGGTTCCATTTAGAGGTCGTGTTCTGTATATTGCAGGAGACAGAACTTTTGAAACATGGACTACAACTATCATGAATGATACTGATTTTGCAATTCGCAATGCAATGGAAAGATGGATGAATGAAATTAATTCAATGTCTGATAATAGTGGATTGGAAAATCCTTCTGATTATCAAGTTGATTCTTTCGTTGACCAACTTGACAGAGCTGGACAAGTAATCAAATCTTATACCTTCAGAGGTTTATTCCCAATAACAATAGCAAATATTGATTTGGGTTATGATACTAATGATGCAGTAGAAGAATTTGAGGTAACATATCGCTATCAGTTTTTTGAAACAAATACTACCAGTTAATAGTTCGTATAAATATTTACATTGATAAATTGAGTACGGAGTGTTATGGCACAATTATTTGGATTTCAAATTACGAGATCTTCTAAGGAAAAGGGAGAGCAACCTAGTTTTGTTCTCCCTAATCCAGAAGATGGAGCAACTACCTCTGCTGGGTTTTATAGTGAATTTTTAGACATAGAGGGTCAGACTAAAAGTGAAACTGACCTTATTAGGCGGTACAGATCAACTTCAGAACATCCAGAATGTGATCTCGCAATCGAAGATATTATTAACGAATCAGTAAATACAGAAGAATTAAAATCTCCTGTATCACTTAATGTTGATAATCTCCCCTATTCCACTAAAATCAAGCAAAGAGTTAAAGAGGAATTTGAACAAGTATTGCACTTGTTGGATTTCCATAATAAGGCACATGATCTTTTTAGGCGATGGTATATAGATGGAAGAATTCATTTTCATAAAATTGTAGATGAAAATGAACCACAAAAAGGAATACAAGAATTAAGATATATTGATGCTTTAAAAATAAAAAGAATAAGAAAAGTAGAAAAGGATGTAACACCTAAAGGTTCACCTACTTTAAATGTACTAGAAGATTATTATGTATACAATGAAGGTGGATTATCTGGTAAAGATAGTGGAAGTGCAGCTAGTGGTACTCTTAAAATTACCTCTGATGCTATTGCAAATTGTCCTTCTGGACTATTTGACCCTAATAAAGCTTTAGTTCGTTCTTATCTACACAAAGCAATCAAGCCTGTCAATCAACTAAGAATGATTGAGGATGCGGTAGTAATCTATCGTATTGCAAGGGCTCCAGAACGAAGAATTTTTTACATAGATGTTGGTAATCTACCTAAAGTAAAGGCAGAACAATATCTAAAAGATGTCATGAATCGTTATCGTAACAAGTTGGTGTATAATGCATCAACTGGTGAGATAAAGGATGATAGACAACAAATGAGTATGTTAGAAGATTTCTGGTTGCCTCGTAGAGAAGGAGGTAGGGGTACAGAAATTACTACATTGCCAGGAGGTTCAAATCTTGGTGAAATAGATGACATACTATATTTTCAAAAGAAATTATACAGATCCTTAAATATTCCCATTAGTCGTTTAGAGACTGAGAGTGGATTTAATATGGGTCGAGGCGCAGAAATAACAAGAGATGAAGTAAAATTTACTAAGTTTGTTCAAAAACTGCGAAGAAAATTTAATGTTCTTTTTAACAATATCCTTAAAACACAATTAATACTCAAGGGTGTTGTTGCAGAAGAAGATTGGTTAAGTATCAAGGATAATCTTTCATATCAGTATATGAAGGATGGACATTATGCAGAAATGCGAGATATGGATCTATTGCGTGACCGCTTAGAAGTTTTGGGTACAATAGAACCATACATTGGACAGTATTTTTCTAAGAAATACGTTCAGAAACAAGTATTCAGAATGTCAGACGATGAGATTGACTCCATGCAAAAAGAAATGGATGCAGAACCAGAGCCTGAAGAAGATGAGGACATATAACAATAACTTGGAGATAAATTATGAGTGAAGTACCAGATATGATTTCAGCAGTAGTTGGAGACAACAAAGTAGAAGCAGAAACCCATTTTAAAAACACAATGTCAACAAAAATAGGGGCTGCATTAGATTTAAAAAGAGTCGAAGTAGCGAATTCTTTAGTTCAAAAACAACCAGAACCAGAACCAGTAGAAGATACTGCCGATGAAACAGTTTAAAGAATTCAATACATGGGTCGTAGAGAAGGATGAACATAAGAAATCATCCACTTACAAAAAACTTACACCTAAAATGAAAAAGGCTGTAGATGATGTCTTTTCCACAATGGAAAAAAATCCAAGTGATTTTCTAAGTACATTTGATAAGAATGTAGAGAAAGTTGCAAAGAAACATGGTGTAAAAGTTAAAGATATTATGAATTATTTTGATAAAGAAATGCTAACAATTTAGGATAAACTATGGCAAATTCAATTATAAATTCACATAGAAAAAGCACTTTACACATAGATACTACTGATGGTGCAATAACCTTAGCGGAACTTACCGCATCTGGTGAAGCTACTGTTGTAAAAGCAGCTATTGTCGATATTTTCTGGCAAACTGCAACTTCAATTACAATAGATAGGGGTGGTACTGCTGTTCATGCATTTACAGGCACAGGACATTGGAATTTAGGTGCAGCTGGAGCTGTTTTGTCAGGAGACAATACAGAAGATATAGGTATTACAGTAGCGGGTGATTCTTATGCCGTTATTGTTGTACACAAATCATACTAATAAGGGGTATACATGAAATTAATCACAGAAATGTATGATAATTTTGAAATTCTTACTGAAGGTAAGGGTGGAAAAGATTTAAAAATCAAAGGGGTTTTCATGCAGGCTGAAACCAAAAATAGGAATGGTCGAATGTACCCTCTTGATACTTTAACAAAAGAAGTTAAGAGATATAATAAGGAACTAGTCGAAAAGAAACGTGCTTTTGGAGAGTTAGGTCATCCTGACGGCCCAACAGTCAACTTGGACAGGGTTTCTCATTTAATCGAAGAACTTTATCCCGAAGGTAATAATATTATCGGGAAAGCAAAGATTCTTGACACACCTAATGGTAAAATTGTCAAGGAACTTTTAAATGCAGGTGCAAAACTTGGAGTCTCTAGTAGAGGAATGGGAACACTTGAAAAGAGGGGTCAAACTAATGTAGTTAAAGACGATTTTTATCTTGCAACAGCAGGAGACATCGTTGCTGATCCGTCTGCACCAGAAGCGTTTGTGGAAGGAATAATGGAAGGAAAAGAATGGGTTTGGGATAATGGAATTCTTAGGGAATCCGAAGTTGCCCGTATTCATAGAGTTGCTTCTGAGAATAAACAACTTGAAGCCTTTGAAATGTTTCTTTCAAAACTCTAATTTTTATAAATATAATTAATCAAAACTTTACAAGGAGACTTAAAATGTCTGAAGAAACTAAAGAAATGGAAGAAGTGGTAAAATCAGAAGAAGTCGAAGAAGAAGCTGTTTCAGAAATGAAGTACATGAAATCAGCGACTAAACATGACGGAGATGATGCTGCCAAGAAGAATCCAGATATGGCCAAAGACGTAAAAAAGGCTAAATTGAATAAAGAAGAAGATGAATCTGACGAAGAAGAAGAAGATTCTGAGGAAGAAGAAGAGCAGACTAAAAAGGAAGCTCTTGAAATTCCTAAATTAAAATCAGAAATTCTTGCTGGTCTAGTTGATCACCTAAAAGGTCTTAAAAAAGAAGATCTTTCTAAAATCTATGGTTCACAAGTCATAGGTGAAGAAGAAGAAGGTGATGATGATGACGAGGAAGAAGAAGATCCAGAAGAATCAAAGAAAGTTAAAGAGTCCATTGACCAAAAAATCGAAGATTTAGATGTTTCACAAGATGTTGAAGCATTGGTTGACGGAGAAGAACTTTCGGAAGATTTTAAGACAAAAGCTGCAACTATTTTTGAAACTGCAATTAAGTCAAAAGTTCGTTCTGAATTAGAAAAAATACAGGAGGAAAACGACAAGCAAATGAAAGAACTTGCAGAAACCTCAATGACTTCTATGGTTGAGAAAGTCGATGACTATCTTAACTATGTTGTTGAACAATGGATGTCTGAAAACGAACTTGCTATTGAGCGTGGCCTCAAAGGTGAGATTGCAGAAGATTTCATAAGTGGTCTAAAAGGACTATTTGAAGATCACTACATTGATGTTCCAGATGAAAAGTATGACATTCTGGAAGCCAATTTGACTAAGATAGAAGAATTGGAAGAAAAACTAAACAAACAGATGGAAGAAAATGTCCAGTTGAAAAAAGCAAAAGGTGAACTTGTAAAAGAGTCCATGATTGCTGATATTGCTGATGGGATGACTGATACTGAAACTGAGAAGTTCCAAAGTCTGGTTGATGATGTTGAGTTTTCCGATGAAGATTCTTACAAAGAGAAACTTCAAACGATTAAGGAAAGCTATTTTGGAACTGGAAAAGTAGAAGCGAAGGAAACTGAGGTTCTTACTGAAGAAGGTTCACAAGAAACTCAAGAAGTATCTGGATCTATGGCAAAGTATATGTCTGCTATAAAGAAAGATAATTCAAGAGCAAAAAAATAATATCTGAAAACTTTAAAGGAGTAATTTATGTATAATTCAGAGCAACTCCAAGAGAAGTGGCAACCAGTATTGAATCATCCTGATCTCCCTGAGATCTCAGATTCTTACAAACGTGCGGTTACCGCTGTTATCTTGGAAAACCAAGAACGAGAAATGAAAGAGCAACGCGGAATGCTTGCTGAGGCAGAGATGTCCACAGCTGATAATGTTGACAACTGGGATCCAGTTTTAATTTCTCTAGTACGTCGCGCAATGCCTAACTTGATGGCATATGACATTTGTGGTGTTCAACCAATGAGTGGCCCCACAGGACTTATTTTTGCGATGAAAGCAAGAATGGGAGAAGGTGCAACATCCGTTGCAGAAGCCCTTCATGACGAAGCTGATACTGCTAAGTCTAGTGCATTTGTTGCAGCTGACTCACAAGCAGGTACAGAGCCTGGTGTCCTTAACGGAGGTCAAGCTAGTGTTACAACTCAGGCAGGAGATCCAGACATTTGGGGTATTGATACCGCTGGTGTTTATAACGTAAAACCTGCTGATACTACAGCTTCAGGAGAAACCTATGATGATTCAGGTGCTCCAGTATTCCAAGACATGGGATTTACCATTGAGAAATCAACAGTTACAGCAAGGACACGTGCCCTGCGTGCTGCGTACACAATGGAACTTGCACAAGACCTAAAAGCAATTCATGGTCTGGATGCAGAATCCGAATTGTCAAACATTCTCAGCACAGAAATTCTTGCTGAAATCAATCGTGAGGTAGTTCGTACTATCTACATTACTGCTGAGAAAGGTGCTATCGCAACTTCTTCGGCTGGTATTTTCGACTTAGACACAGACTCAAATGGTCGTTGGTCAGTTGAAAAATTCAAAGGTCTGATGTTCCAAATCGAGCGTGATTGTAACGATATTGGAATCAGAACTCGCAGAGGAAAAGGTAACTTAGTTGTTTGTTCAGCTGATGTTGCATCCGCATTGTCAATGGCAGGAGTCCTTGACGTAGGTGGATCTGGAGCAGGAAACTTAAATGTTGATCCTAGTCCTTCAGGAAGTACTTTTGCAGGAACAATTAATGGTCGAATCAAAGTCTATGTCGATCCTTATAACTCCGTTGTAAGTGCAAGTGCCGCAAATAACTGGTATGTAGCTGGTTATCGTGGATCTAATGCTTATGATGCAGGATTGTTTTACTGCCCATACGTTCCATTGCAAATGGTTCGTGCGGTTTCCGAAGCAACTTTCCAACCACGAATTGCATTCAAGACACGTTATGGAATGGCAATTAATCCATTTGCAAAAGTTCATTCATCAAATACTGGTGCTAATGCAACTGACGCAATACCATTTGATCCCGATAGTAACTGTTACTATCGCCGAGCTCGTGTAAGTAACTTGATGTAATCATCAAAATCTAGAGGGGAAATCGTTATTTTCCCCTCTATCCCCTTTATTATAAATCAACCTAAACAGAGAAATTTTTATGTTAGAACAAATCTCAGGGTGGATTAAACAAGTAACAAACATAGGATTAGGGCTTATTGCTCTAGGTGTTGTTCTCCAAATTTTATTTGGAGCTGCAGTTCCATTCTTAGGTTTGGATGTAGTTGGTTCAGTCGTAACACTTGTAAAAGCGTTAGGATCTGAAGGACTAGTCGGTTTAGTCGCCATATGGGTACTTTGGGGAATATATTCAAAACCCTAATTTATTAATATAGGGGGGGATGGATTCTCCCCTATTTCCTTCCTTATAAATACTAGTGTAATAACAATGATAAATTAATATGGCAGACACTAGTCAACCCACAGTATTTGATTATGCAACTTCAACTCAATGGAGACTTGCGTTTAATCGTGTACCCAAAACAACTTGGTTTTGTACAACTGCAAATATTCCAGGCGTAACTTTAGGTGAAGCACAATACCCCACACCTATGTCTGATATGTTTATTGCAGGAGATAAACTTACATTCGATACTTTAAATATAACTTTTATAGTAGATGAAGAACTTCAAAACTATAGGGAACTATGGGAATGGCTAACTGGTATTGGTTCTCCTGTAAAACACACACAATGGTCTGATGTATTATCAAAAGGAGATGGTCTTACAACAACCTTTAGTGCAATAGGAACTGATGACCAACTAGACTCTAGAACAGCATCTGTAATGCAGAGTGGTACATCTACTGAATCAAATTTGTACTCAGATTCAACATTAATTGTTTATAATTCTAAGAATATACCAAAAGTAGAAGTTAAATTTAAAAATATGTTTCCTACAAGTTTATCATCTTTAGATTATTCTCAGGAATCCACAGATGTTGAATATTTTAAAGCTTCTGCAAGTTTTAGGTATCTTTATTATGAGTTTGGTACTGTAACATGATAAATACTGACAAGTAGCCTAAACATTAAAAATAATTAAAGTGAGTCCACTTGATTAGGCTGTGAGACAATATAGCTTACAATGTTTAGGCTACGTTTTTTATTATTATTAGACTTGACTTTTCCGTTTCTATATGGTACTATGAGTATGTCGAGTTTCTAATAACTGAATCTATAGAATAACTATGACTTTGACAGATATACAAGAAATGGTCAGAAAAGACCTAAAAATCAATGATCTTGAATTAGATATTGAATCTTTACGAATCCCCTCTTTACATTCCAAATATTTACAACTACTCACAGAGAATTCCCTTCTTTTAAAAAAGACACAGGGAGAGCTTAATGTTATGAAAAGAGATAAATGGATATTTTACACAGGGAAAGCAACAGATGAAATTTACAAGGAAAAGGGTTCTTTTGATGTTAAGTTAAATACTAAAGATGACCAAAAGACTTTTATAGAGGCCGACAAAGAATATCGAGAATTAAAAGGAAAAGTTGAGTACTATGAATCTGTAGTCGAATATCTACAAGAGATAGTGAGATCAGTTAGTAATCGTTCTTTTCAAATAAAAAATGCTATAGAATGGAGAAAGTTTGAGGCTGGAATATGATATTATCATCCATAAAAAGGATGATGTATATTTTCAGATTGAATGTGAAAGAAGTATAGCAAAAGAATTAAACGAATATTTTAGTTTTGAAGTGCCTGGTGCAAAGTTTATGCCCTCATTTAAAAACAGGCTCTGGGATGGAAAGATTCGATTATTCGACATACGGAACAATCAAATTTACGTTGGATTGTCCGATTATATCTACAAATTCGCAACAGCAAAAAAATATACTATAAGTGGTGGAGTTAAAACTCAACTGGAAATTGATGTTGATACTGTAAAGTCTTTCGTAGACAGTTTAAAAAGTACAGTAGAGATTAGAGATTACCAGCTTGATGCAGTACAACATTCTATTAGACATGGAAGATGTATACTGGTAAGTCCTACGGCAAGTGGTAAGAGTTTTATAATATACACATTGATACGTTACTACCAACAAATCATTGATAACTCACATATTTTGTTGTTAGTACCACGTTCATCATTAGTAGAACAAATGTATACAGATTTCCAAGACTATGGCTGGGATTCTGAAAAGTATTGTCACAGAATTTATGCAGGAAAAGATAAGACATCACCAAAACTTGTTCACATATCCACATGGCAATCCATATATCAATTACCAAAAAAACATTTTGAGAAATACAAAGTTATACTAGGAGATGAGGTGCATACATTTACAGCCAAGTCTCTTAAAACCATAATGCAGAAAACGACAGATTGTCCATATAAGTTTGGATTAACAGGAACACTTGATGATGCAGAAAGTCACCATTTGGTTCTTGAAGGTTTGTTTGGATCTGTTAAAAAAGTTACTACTACGAAAGAACTGATAGATGCAAAACAAATTTCTGATTTGAAAATTATAGGAATTGTCTTGACTTATTCAAAAGATGAGTGTATAATAAGAGACTATAATGAAGAAATAAAATTTATAACAGAACATCCTCAAAGGAATAATCTGATTAGAAATTTAAGCATTGATCTAAAGGGTAATACTTTAGTCCTTTTTTCGTTAATTAAACATGGAGAGTTATTACACGAACTCATAAAGGAGAAAGCCGATGTTAATAGAAAAACTTTTTTGGTTTATGGAGCTACGGACTCCGAAACAAGAGAAAAAATCAGAGGAATCGTTGAACGAGAACGAGACTCGATTGTTGTCGCCAGTTTTGGTGTATTCAGTACTGGTATCAATATTAGGAATCTTCATAACATCATCTTTGCTAGTCCTTATAAAAGTCGTATCAGAAACCTACAATCAATAGGTAGAGGATTACGAACACATGAAAGTAAGGCTATTGCAAAGTTATATGATATTGCAGATGACTTTAAAAATAATAACCATACGATAAAACATTTTGTTAAACGTATTGGTATCTATAATCAAGAAGAATTTGATTATGAGATTGTTAAAATTAATTTAAAACCTCAAAATGGAAAAGAAACAACACTATGTTGATAATAAGTTATTTTTTGCAGAAATGCAAAAGTGGAAAGATGAAATTGCCGAACAAGAAGAAGTTGATGATTTACCCCCTATGGTTACAGAATATATGGGTGAATGTTTCTATAAAATTGCAACTCATTTATCTTACAGGCCAAACTTTATTAATTATACCTATCGTGAGGAGATGATAGGTGATGGTATAGAGAATTGTATTAGATATGCAAAGAATTTTAATCCAGATAAATCTAAAAATCCTTTTGCATATTTTACACAAATAATATACTATGCTTTTATTCGTAGAATTACGAAGGAAAAGAAACAAACAGCTATTAAAGAAAAAATTATTGATAACACATCAACCAAGACATATGATATTATGGAAGGTGACGATGATGTATATTCAAATACATATATGGAATTCTTACGAGATAATCTTGATGAGAAGGACATACCTAAACCTAAACGTAAAAAATCCAAAAAAGGGATTGAACATTTCATAGAGGAATTAAATGAAAACGAAATTTGAAGAATATGTAGAACAAGTTGATAAACTTATTAAAGATTATACTAAAAAAATTCATATTGCTGAATTAGATCTTATTGTAGAATCTATAGAAGATTCTCCAGCTGGAACTGGTAAGATGGATTTTTGGTTGGAAGATATTGTTGATAGTGAACTTATTTCAAGGAAAATGTCTGGTGAGTAAAATTGCAATATTAACCGATACTCATTTCGGTGCGAGATCAGACAGTTTAATATTCAATGATTTTTTTTATGACTTTTATGAAAATCAATTCTTTCCATACGTTAAAGAACATCCAGAAATTACTGCTTTTCTACATTTGGGAGATTGTCTAGATCGTAGAAAATATATTAATTATAAGATTGCAAAGGATTTCAGAGAACGATTCATTAGAGGATTGGATGAACTGAATATCCCTTGTCATTTTATAGTGGGCAACCATGACATATATTATAAGAATACTCTTGAGG